GGAACGTCGGTGGTCAGGAACCAGCCGTTGGTGTCGGTCAGGAAGTGGTTGACCGTGTAGCCACCCGGAATGGAACCGTTGCTCTTGATAGCGTTGATGTCGTTATCGCTGGTGCTGGTACGGAGTTCCGTTTCCAGCAGGCGAGTAGCAACGAACATCAGGCTCGGCGGAACAATGAGCTTCTTCGGGCGGGCAGCAATCAGCAGGCCGCGTTCGTCCGTCCATGCCGCAATCTGAATGACAGCCGCCTCAAGGGAGGTTTCGTTCAGGTCAGCGCCAGTGGTCGGGCGGTTGCTGTTGGTGCCGCCAGAAACCAGCGGGTGGGCAGTGCTGAACAGAGTGACGCCGTCACCAGAGTTGTAGGTGGAGAAGCCGTTGTTCAGCGGGAAGGCGGCCTTGATTTCCTTCGTGTACGCCATGGAGCGAGCAAGCGCCTTGGTGTAACGAGCGGAGAGGCTGTCATACAGGTTGTCTTCCATCGCCTCTTCGGTGATGGAGAAGCCATACGCAATGGTGTCGTGCGTATAACGAGCGGTCCAGGCTTCCTGGCCGTTGTCATATGCAATCGCCTGACCTTCGTTCTTCACGGGGGCGGCAGCGAAACCAGACAGCTTGACTTCTTCTTCGAAGGAACGCTCCGAGTTTTCAACCTCGTAGATTTCCTTATGCTCCTCAGCGTACCGCTTGTACTCCAAGCCGAACAGAGCGTTCAAACCCGGAAGCAGTTCTTTGAGAAGTTGTGCGCGACTAATAGCCATTTTTCACAACCTCCTTATGCGATGACGTTGCCGGTCGTGGTCCGCATAAAGTGCGTATTGATACGCACAATAACGTCCGTGTAAGCATCGCCCACAGTGCTTGTGGTCGAGTTCACGAAATCCACGACGCGGATAGGAAGGGTAGCGGTGTCGGTAGCGGTCGAGAGGTTGAGGCTCACACCGGAGTTGATGTTGGCAGAGGTGCTGCCAGCAACAGTCTGGATAAGACCGCAGTTCGAACCCAGGTAATACTGAGCCGCCGCACCGTTGAACTGAGCCTGGAACAGCGTGTCCGGGTCATCCACGACATAAGCCTGGAGGTCCGAAGCAGTGATGCTGCCAGGGTAGTTCTGACGGAAAACCTTGCCATAGACCGGATCGGTATAGGAGCAACCGAGGAATACGCCAAGGAGGGTTGCGCTGTTGGTGGCCGTGGTGGCGGTTGTAGTCGCACTGAAACGACGCACAACACCACCGACGCCCGAACCGCCAGCAAACAGGATAACCGGATCACCATACTGAATGGCAACAGAATAACCGCTCAACATCGCATAAAGGCGAGTCGAACCGGCAAAGCTCTGGCCACCCAGAAGGTTAATAGGGCGAAGCCCATACGGAGAATTGGTCGAAGCCATCTTCCGTTACCTTTCTTTCTGAATGTATTGAATAAAGCCCATGGGATTATTCCCGAGGGCCACGGCCAAATGTGGTACGCGAAGACCGCTCTGGGCGCAGAACGGGCATGCGGGGGTCGCTTTCGCGCATTAGGTTATTATCTACGCTCTCCATCTGCTGCTGAGCCATATTCGCATAATAAGCGGCGCGCTAGCGCACCGTTGCTTCTGGAATCTTGCAGAGAAGAAGACCGCCAACCTCGACGTTGCCCTTGAAGCGACTGTTGGGGTCGGCTGCCAGCATCAGTTCAGGATGATCCTCTGCGCGAACGGGCACATAGCCCTCGCGGAACTGCTTGCTGACATTGGTGTTGTCCGCACTGTTTGAGATGGCAGTGCGAATCCAACGATAGACATACCCCGGTTCCGGCTTCGGATCAGGGAGGATTGAAGGAGGTGCCCAGGAGGTTGGGCGAAATTCGGTTTCGCGCGTCTCAAGTTCACGGGGGGTGCGGTCATCCATGACCGTAATCCTTCAAATATTGAGCAACGTATTGCTCAGGAGTTAAGCCGAAGCGGCGCGCCAGGGCAACCTGGGATGGTGTTAGCTGCACTTTGCGGGTGTTCTGTGCCGTCCGCGTGACGGGGGCAACCACCGTGGAAGGCTGACGCCGAGGCGCAACCTCCGCATTCCGACCAATCGCAACTGGTTCC